ACTTGCAGATAAATTAAGTCCTGTAGCACCCTTTTGATTAGATTTAATTGTGCATCCTGTTTTATCGGCTTCTGTTACTAATCCACCTGATTCAGATTCTACTACTACTGTATAAGCATTAGTTTTTGTAGTTATTTTATGTGTTCCATTGTTTTCAGGATTAGCTGAACCAGTTACAACAATAAAGTCTCCAACTACAGCATTAGCAAAAGGTGTTGTATTAGATGGTGCTGTTATTGTTTGGGTAGTAGATGAAAAGTCTAATTCTATGCTTCCTTGATTGATTCTATCTTTTGCCTTGAGATCATTAGCATTATAAGTTCCTTGATTCGTTAAAGCATCAGGGTCTGCAAATTTAAAATGATTTACAGGACCATTTAGTTCTAATAAGAATGACTGCCAATTCTTAGCTACATTCCTACGCATAGGAGGTAGATTGACTGTAGCTTCCCAGTAAACACCATCATATTCTTGTGTCCTTATTTTCCCTGTATATGGTGAAGCCACACTTCCTACTGCCCTTCTTAAAACAAAGTTACTCCTAATAAAATTAGGTGTACTTGGCATTGTTACTATTTTAGCCACCGACTAGACTCCTTCTAAAGTTACCACCACGCATTGCTGATTCCTGTACTGCTGCTTTAGTTACATCAGCTATCTGTGGCATCATTTTTGTTACCTCTGCTCTTACAGTAGATACAACTCCTGTTGCAAAGTTTACATTTTGATAAATGTTTATAGGTGTACCACCACCCATAGCATTTTTGCTATTCATGTTATTCATAATATTGCCACTACTATGTGGTACAAATATTTCAGGACCTCTTTCACCAACTATCATAGGTTGTCCACCATATGCTGAGCCACCACCTGCTGATTCTTTACCTATAGATATTGTTGATAGTTTTTTAAAATCTGTACCACCTAAACCCAAGCCATCTGTATGAAAAATTGCATTAAGAATTTTATTTACAACTGCCATTTGTAAAAATATAGCTATAATTTGACTTACTATATTTCTTGAAAAATCTTTAAAGCTTTGTAAAGCATTCTGTCCATCTAATAAAGCATCAACAAAATCTGTAGTAAAAGCCATAGATGCACTTTGTATTGCAGGTGCTAATGCTTGTCCAAATGTTTCACTTAAATCACCTAGTTCTTTCTCTATAATATCGGTGTTATCTGTAATTTCTGTAATAAATTCTTCAATATTTTCTACACCTAATAATTTTTTAGTAAATTGTTTTCTTCTTTTTTCAACTTCGCCTTCATTCATTACGAAAAACTTGTCACCAAATCTTTCTATAGTTCTGCCTATTGATGGATCTCCTGCATCAATAGATGCTGCTATATCTAATTGCAATTGTGCTTCTACAGTTTTTGTGACAATTGCACGTAATCTTGCAAAATCTTTTTCTATTAAATCTCCTACACCACTTCTAGTTTTTTCTACTTGTTTTCTTAAATCTTCAAATAGCTTGTAGTCTTTTTCTTCACTTGCACTAAATGTTTTTCTAAAATCACCACCAGTTTTAACAAGAGATAATAATTCACTGTCTAAAGCTTTTAAATCACCAGTTCCACCACGAACACTTTCTTTAAAGTCGTCAAAAGATTTAATATTACCTTCTGTCATATCTTTATATAAACTTTGTAAAGACGTAATATCATTTAATAACCTACTTAAAATCAATAAGGCATCCACAAGTTTTACTACCTGTGCTACTAAAGTTGTTATAATTCCAATAACAAATCCTAAAAGTTTTCCAAATGGTCTTAATGTTTCTATTAAACTTGCTATTGCTTTATTTAAGTCAATAAAACTACTTCTTAAACCCAGACCACCTTCTCCATCACCAATAGCAACAGCAAATTCAGATACTTGGTCAGTAACAGTAGATATAGAACCTGAAAGCGTATTGAACCTTTCTTCAATAGCTGTACTGAACTTTTCTCTACCAATAGACCTTATATATTCAGTAATTGCTTCACCATTTCGTTCTATGGTTTTTGTAGTACCATCAAACGTAACAGTTATTTTATCGCCTTGTTGTCTTGCAATAATACCAAACTGTTTAAGCATTTCCATTTCGCCAGTGGTTGCGTTAAATGCTGCTTGTGCTAGTTGTGTAATACTTTTGCCCATACCTGCAGCAAAGTTACCAAAATCATTTAGTGCATCACTGGTAGGAACAATACCTGCTTGTTTTAATGTTATAAATGCTTGTGCAACTTCTTCAATTTGGAATGTAGTGTTAGCTGTAAATGCTCTAATGAGTTCAAAAGATTTACCTGCTGCTTCAGCACTACCTGTGACTGCTCTTAAAGTTGCTTCTAAATCTTCAAAGGTTCTATTGATCTCTACAACTTTACCAATTACTTGTACAGCACCAACAGCTATCAAAGCAGCTTTCATTTTTTTGAAAGCATCGTTTGCACCTTTAGTAGATTTTTTAGTTTTATTTAATTTTTTATTAACACCATCAAGACCTTTTCTAAGTTGTCTTGTCTCAGCACGAATTTCTACTACTAGTTGGTCTACAGTTTTAGCCATTAGTCAGGATATAACTCCATAAGTTCATGCAGTTTTGCTTTGTCCATTGGCGCTTCTTTTTCTTTGCCACCATTAAATTCAGAAAATCCATCTATAGATAGATAAACTTCTTGTGGACTTAGATTCCAAAAGTTATTTGGTGACATACCCATCATACCAACACAAATAGAAAAATAGCGTTTAATGGGTAGGGAATCACTTATTAATCCCCCTGTTCTTGCTTTCCCTCGTCTGTTGCTTCCTCTGAATCATCAGTTAGAGATTTTGCAAGTAAGTTAGCTACAGCAGTTGTTGCCTTTACTATACCTGCATCTTGCACAATGTTGATTATGTCTTTTCTTTGTAAATCATTACCACCACCACGCATTGCAGGTAATAGCACATTTATGATTTCTGACATGCGAATATCAGCTTCGCCCATTCTTGTTGCAAGTTTTAAAATACCACAATTACACGCATCTTCAATTTGCATAATTGCGTCAATAGTAAGTCTACATTTATAGTCCTTACCTGCTAGTTGAATATTTACTTCACCCTTTAGTGGATTTGCCATCTGACTTTTTCTCCTTTGGTTTACTTGCTTTTGCAAGATTTATCGTTAATAAATTATCTCTAAGATTAATAAATGATGATAAAACTTTAAATTCTTTTTTATCAACTTTTACTGTTTCACCAACTTCTATAATGTTTTGTAAAGATAATTGTGATTCATCATTTTTTAAAAAAGCATTTATCTTTTCATCACCTAAATCAAGTTGCACTTTATTCCAAGACATCTTATGAAGCTGATACTACAATAATTCCTGCTGATTCAAAGCTGACTGAATAAGTAGCTTCTCCATTATATTCACCTGCATATTCAAGTGATGTAATCTGAAATTTTCCTGTAAATTTAAAGAAATCAGGTATTACAAATTCGTAATCCTCAAATTCAGGTGTATTAGATGTAGAACCATCTGCTTCAAAATGTAACTGGTTGATATATGCATCTTTCATCAATCCTTCTGTTGCAGTATCAGTAAATACTCCTGAACCACTGATGCTTATACTATTAACACCTCCACCTGCTAACAATGTTCTATATCCACTACTATCTTTAGTAGTTATATCTACTGATTCATCATTTAGTGTAATTGAAGATGACCTAAGACCACCAATAGTAGTTTGTGTACCACTACTGTCTATTTTAATTAATACATCTTTTCCTTTCTGTGCTGCCATTTTTTTCTCCTATAAATAAATTAGTTTGTTCCTAATATTATTGCTCGGAATCTCATGACTCCATGTCTAGTAACACCGTCTGGGTCTCTCATTATATCACTATATTCAAATCTTGAGTTAATCAGATTAAATCCAGTAACAGTTAAGTTAACATCATGCAATAAATCGTGTACCTTGTCCATTATTTGTTTAGTTTCTTTAGAACCTTTGTATTGTGACCAAATGTGAATATTTACAGTATATTCACCACCTGTTAAATCTTTTGTTCCATAATCAATAGCTGTTTCTTCTCCTAAAGTAATAAATGGATAAGTGTTACCTTCTATAACTTCATCATAAACGCCACAAGATAAATCAGTAGTGATAGCACTTACATTTAATGCTGAATAGATAGCACTCTGTAATTGAAACTGTCCAATACTCATTTAATCAGTCCTTGTTTTTTGAATATGTCTACAATTTTTCTTTTATTTTTTTCTAAAGCAGGTTGCATAAATGGTCTTTCAGTCATATTTGTTGTGCCAAATTCTAATGCTGCTGAATATGGTGCTGATGATATTATTTGTCCTACAACAGCACCACTAGGTTCTGTTTTAATTTGGCTTGTGATTTGACTAATTAAATATCCAGTATCAGTGGCAGGTGGTTGTTTGGGTGCTGATGCTGTATGTGTTCTTCTTGGTTCGTACTTTTCATATGTTTTACCTGTACCACCTCTTGCTATACTTTGTACTGCAGTTGAAGTCACTAGTAGTGTTGATCTCCCTACAGCTTTTAATGAATTATTATGTGGATTTGCAACTAATCTTTTTTCTAAGTTTTTTTTAAAACTTTCAATATTTTTAAACTTCATATTGCTACGCCTTCTTCACATAACAATTTTAGGAATCTATCTCTTTCATCAACATTTACAATACCTTTAACATTAAAGTTACGAGTTCCATAACTTACCCTACTATTAGTAGATATATTGTTCATATAACGTATTGTAACCTCGTGTGTTACCTTCTCTTGAACCATGCCCTGCCTATATGTGCTATTAGCATTAGTAGGCTTTATATTGGCGTATATGTAAGTGACTGGAGAAAAAGATTGTGAAAGACCACCACCTGCATCACGAGTATTAGTAGCATTTTCTACTTTGACCCTATATCGCATCTTGCCGATACTGTTAGCCATTTTAACCTAATGCCATTAATGAAGATGAGCCTAAACCTTTGTGAACTACATAAGGTGCATATAAAGACCTTAACATTGGTGGATAAGGTAATTTAGCATCATACATATCTCCTCTATGCTCATAAAGGAAAGCTATGTGTTGGAGTATGCCTAATCTAAGTGGTTCAGGTATATTGTATTGACTTGTATAACCTGCTACATATTTAACTTCTATAGCATTAGCAACTCTTAAAGATGTAGGAAATGTACTACCTGTTCTTAAAACCACTCTTGCAGGTTCTCTAGCGTTGTCTACATAGTATTCTGTGTTAGCAAAGGTAGTTGCATTATCTGAATCATCATAGGTCTTAATGTGGGTTACAGAAGCTACAGGCGTTCTTGGTAAAACTACATAGTTTTTATAGTAATTTAAGTAAGGACCTGTTCTCATACCTTCCCATAAAGGGTCAAAAGAATCTTGGAAAGCATCAAGGTATAACACTAGTGTTTGTGTCATTAAGGCTCTACCAGTGTGTTCTTCACAGAACCTTCTAGCACTTTCTATAAATGGTCTAATAATCCTTTCATCAGTGGAATCATCAACTCGTAAGTAATCTTTTACTTCCTGTAATGTTACTGGTTCTTGAGTTGGTTCTACGCTTACTACTAATCCTGACATTATAAAAATGCTCCTACGACTTGTGAGCCTATAATAAGAATATATAAACCCCAAATTTGTTGTTCCATACGAATAAATCTTTTAGAACCTGAATCCATACGCTTTTCTATATTTTCATAGCGTAATGCACAAATTTGTTCGTGCAATTCCAACTTAGTGAGATCAGTTGGGTTTTTTATCTCCACTTTCGGCATCTTCATCAGTTACTTCCATTTCTTCAGGCAAATTCTCTTTGAGTTCTGCCATATAATGATTGATAAGTACATCTGCTTTTTCTATTTCAAAATTAGCGTTTGCAATCAATTCATCTTTCTGTTTTTGAATGATGGCTAGTTTGTTATATACAAGTTTACCTTCATCAGACATATCATCTATCAGGTATTGTTTGTTAACATCTTTGTCATCTACCTTTTCAGTAAGTGTTAGAACCTTTGGTTCTTCGTTTACTATATTTTCGTTAGCTTCTGCCATGTTTAATTCTCCTAATTAAAAGTTATATCTTAGCACTCTATAGTTTATATTCAAATACTTGCTGATTCGTTAGCGTTCTGTTTTGCTGTCTTAACTTCATCAGTCCACACTGCTGTTGCTATACCTTGTACTTCAGAACTTTCACCTGATACGTCTGTATCTGTATGAGTCCAAGTATCGTCATCATTCTTTACAGAGCTTACACATT